CATCGCTTTTAGTCATTATTTTTTGCTGAATTTATCTATTGGTATAACCCATAGCAAATAGCGTAAGATACAATACCGCATCTACCAACTTATCGCTTGGGTTAATTTTTAAGATTATGTTTAAGAACAAAGAAATAAAAAGACAAACGCTGCCAAGCATAGCCACTACTCTTTTGTGGCTAATACTGTTGCTTTCGTCTGATAATAAATTAACTAATATAGTTCTAAAGTTGCTCATATAGTTTAGCTTCAGCCTCTCTCCGCCTCACTAACCCTTTAAGCACAACATTGTTTGCTCTTGTCCACTTCATAAATTCTGCTCGAATGCTTGGGTCTTTAGGGTTTGCGTTTACCTTTCTTAGTAAAGTGCTTCTCCTAAAATTCCCCATACCTACATTAAAAGCAAACGAAACAATCGCAGAAAAATTGTTTGCCGTTACATTTGATTTTACAAGTATATCTACGCCTTTTGCAAAGTCATCGACTATTTCGTTAAAGTAATCTTCTGCTTGTTGCTGCGTAATCATATCGCCCTCTTTTACTTTCGTTCCGTCAGGGTAAAAAGTCAAACCCCAAGATATTGTCCATAAACCAGCAGGGCATTTGTACGCCTTTAATTTGCAGCCTTCGAACTGCTTTATTAAATCTCTACCCGCTTTGTTTACTTCCATAATCTATTCCAATATGCTAAAATTAACACAATCGCTATTATTAGACCGATTAGAGCCTTCCAAAAGTTATTGGCAGTACTTACCTTGTTTTTATCTACAATCGAAATTTGAGCCGTTTCTGTGCGATTAAACGCTATCGTATCTTTTTTAACTAAGCTATTGTCGGTCTCCTTTTCTTTTGTCTGGTATACCCACTTAGTTACGATTTTAGGAACTACTATAATGCTATCCTTTGTAACACGGATTGTGTCATAGATAGTAACCTCTTTTGTAAATACTTGCTCCTTTTCTATAATCTTGGTAACGCTATCATAAAAAGTAAGATGCACGGAGTCAATCTTAGTTGTCCCCGTGCTATCAAATCTCTTTTCAAACTTCTTAACCGAAGCGCAAGATGTAAGTAATAAGGCTAAAAGTATTAATCTCATTTGAGTTTTTTGGTCATTTTCCAATAGTATCGAATAGCCATACCGCCTGAAACAATAGCAACCAAACTCGCCAACAATGTGAATAGTGGTTGAATACTTGTAATGCTTAAAGTAGCACTTACTAAGGAAACGATTGTTGATTGGTCTGCTTGGTTGTTATTTGCCATTATAGTTCTTCTTCTTCTTGTTTGTTAAATTCTACCCCAGTAACCCAATCTTGTAAGAATGTAAAATTCTCCAAACCTTGTGGATTGACTACGTTAATTATTTGAAAATCAAATTCTTTATCATTTAAGGCTTCAATATCTTTGGTAAGCTTCTTGATACCTTCCTTTGAGAATTTGTAATCTCCTTTTTCTGTAAGAACTAAAATACCTTTTTCGTCTACTGAAGCGTTATCTAAGCGAAGTTCCTCAACTTGTGAGTTGTAATCTTCGTGGTACTTTTTAACCTTCTCATAAACTTTTACAAGCTTCTTAGCTACTTTTGTTTCTTGATTTCCGATTACTGCATTAATGTCCTGCACTAATTGTTTGAGTTGTTTGTACTTCATTTTCATTGTTTTTTATTTGTAAAGATAATTGTGGATTGCTAAACGGCAAAGGCAAATTTACGATTGGTGGGTTTTTAAGGTTCTCAATCTGTGTAGCTAAGTTTAAGTCCATAGCTTCTACGTTAAGACCTGCAACTAACCACTCGCATACTTGCTCATAAGTTAAATCTTCGTAAGCAGTAAAGTCAGTTTCAGATGGTGTTTCGCAAGACAATACTCCGTAAATATCCGCAAAGTATTGTTCGTCTGTACCCTCGTAACGATAATGTACTCTTTTAACTACGTCTGTTAATGTGTTTTCTGAAGGTGCGGTATCCATTTGAATCACTACCCATTTTGTTTCTAATGCCATTTTTAAGGTGTTGAACTATTTAAATTAATATAATATACTGTTCCGTCTACGCTTACAGGTAAATAACGAGTAACATCAAATGCTGCTCCACTTACACTTGCTCCTATCTTGATTGCTGCTCTACCCCAACCCGTATCTGGTTCTCCTGTCTTTATTGAGCCTGTGTTTATTTCCACGTTACCCCCCGAAGTTATGCGCATACGTTCGGTACCGTTGGTTTGAAATGCTAATGCTTGATTTGCTTCAACTGCTAATGTAGCTATATTAGAACCTTGCATTTGCAAATATCCAATTCTTGTACCATCGTTTGAGTGCCAAGATAAATAAGGGTCTGAACCTGAATTTTTAATTGCCAAAGGTCCACCACCTGTAAATGTTGAATTTGTAGAATTTGATAAAATATTTACATTCCCCCCACTTGTTATGCGCATACGCTCATTGTAAGAAGTGCCACTTGCAGTCCAAAATGTCATTGTACTTGCGCCTTCGCTTCTTATTGCTGCATTAGAACCATTAGTTCCACTAAATACTATACCTGAAAAGTTATCAGTAGAGCTTTCTACTTGTAGCACTTGAGTACCAAAATTTGTTAAGCCACTTGCTCCTTTTAAATGTAATTGACCACTTGGAGATGTAGTGCCTATACCTACGTTACCGCTTGTATTAATATACATTCTGTACAATGAAACTTGATGGTCATATATACCAAATGCGTGTGTGCCTCTATCGTTAATTGTAGAAAAGTCGCCTGTATCTGTTTTGTATCTTACGCTAACATCTGAACTTGTAGTCGCACTACCTACAATAAATTGTGTTGCCGTTACACTACTTGAGAATGTAGCTGCTCCTGTAGAGGCTATTGTAAGACGGGTAGTTGAATTTGTAGATAGTAACAATGCCCCACTTGCATTTGAATTAAGTATATTCAGATTGTTATTATCGTGATATAAATACCCTGCAACTGTACCACCTATTTGAAAGTTTAATATTGATGTTGAGCTGCCACCTATTGTAATGTTACCCCTTCCACTTGCAGTATTAGATGGAGATGTTGCAGCTACCATTAAATTACCACTTGCATCTAACGTCATTGCTTGGGTAAAGGATATAGCGTTACCTGCCGTTCCTGAAGGAGCTTGATACCATCTATAAGCTCCAAATGATTGTTCTATTTTTGTTGCGCTCCCATTAGTAGTATACACCCAATTTGTGCCATTGAAATATCCATTTTGTCCTTGATATAAATAACTTGAAGATTGGCTTCCTATAAAACCGCCTTTATATTCTGCAACTGCAAAACCGCCACTCCACGCACTCGGTGTAACTCCTAATCCTAAATTGCCTGAAGCGTCTAATTTTAATACTTCAGTTCCATCTCCTTTTTGCCAACCAAAATCAGTTGCTCTATATGTTGCACTTACATTTGCCGATAAAGCATCGTTTAAATAATTAATTCTTAATGCAGTTCCACTTGTTTGAAAATAAGCATTATACCCACTTGTAGGTCTTATTGTAACATTTCCTGTTACTGTCAATGAACCACCAATCGTAACCAAACTTCCGCTATCCTGCACAATACTATCTCCTATTGTACTTGCACCTGTAAACTTAGGTAGGTAGTTAGTAGTACCTGTACCCGTTACTGGATTGGTTAAAGCACTTTGCTTGTTGTTAAACGTAGTCCAATCGGTGCTGCTAAGTAAACCTTGCTGAGAACCACTTGCAGTAGCAATAGCTAAAGTAATTGTTCCACTTGTTGTAATTGGTGTTGAGCCAATAGTTACTCCGCTTGTTGCAGAAGATAAGCCTACACTTGTTACTGTACCCGTGTTACTTGTCTTGTTGTTAAACGTATTCCAATCAGTAGAACTTAAAGCACCCGTTGTACTTGTAGATGCTAAACCTAAACTTAAAACCTGAGTAGATAAGCTTAAACCATTAGCCGTTCCTATTGTTACTGCGTTATGTCTTGCTGCCGTATTCGCTGCTACGTTTGTATTAGCGTTTACTCTTGCCTCGGTGTAGTAAAGGTTAGTGCCTTCTGCGATGTTAGATGTTGTTAAAGTAACCGCACCCGTTAAGCCGTTTACACTTGATACACCCGTAGTTAAAGCACCGATATTTCCGTTTAACTTTTGTATCGCACTTAAGATGCTATCGCTTGAAGTTATCGTACCTGCTCCGCTTGTGTAACCCGTTAAGGTACTTGCAATAGCACGAGCATTCGTAAAATAAAGGTTTCCGCTTTCAGTAACTTGACTTGTATTGTAATCGCCACTTGCTGCCACTACTGCTCCCGTTCTACCGAAAACAGAAGTAACTGCATCGGTGTTAATGTCAGTCCAAGAAGCCGTAATCGTTCCCCCGTCTTGTTGTGTAAGTGTTAAGGTCTTTGTTGTTGTACCCGTTACCGCAGCACTATTTATTTTATCGTTGTAAGCAGCGTTCCAATTACTTTCGTTTGTTGTTGTTGGTATAACGTAACCACTTGTTAAACTTAGTACACCCGTTGTGTTATTGTAATCTAAACCCGTTACTGTTTCGCTGATAGCTGCACGGGCATTCGCATCGGTGTATTGTGTAATAGTAGAAGCAATTACTCCCGTTGTGTTATTATAGCTAATCCCTGCACCTGCACTTAAAGCCGTTAAAGGAATATAAGCATTAGGGTTAGAAGCTAAATAGTAAGTGCTATTATCGTAGCTAATAGTTGTTCCGCTAATCTTAACAAAGCCCGTTCCATTTAAAGCGTTCTGCTTATTGTTAAAAGTTGTCCAATCTGCACTTGCCAAAGCACCACGATTAGTAGCCGAAGCAGTAGGTAGATTAAAAGTATGTGTAGCCGTTGCACTTGAAATATTAAAATCCGTTCCGCTTGTTCCTGTCGCTAAGTATTGTACTTGTGCAGTCAAGCCATTTAAAGCCGTTAAGCCTGTTGTGAAAGTAGTAATAACTTGGCAAAGATGTCCATTCTCGGTATGTAGCGTAATTGTTCTACCTGCCGTTGTAACATATATGCGAATTGCTAATCTATCCGTTAAAGTTAAAGTTGTTTGCGGAACTGCTAAGGCACTAAAATAAGCCTCTATATTTGTTCCGTCATTAATTAACTTAGGGCTTGTACTATTAGAAGCAATAAGCGTAAAAGTAGTGCCATCGTATTTATACAACTCAATGTAAAAAGTTGGACTACCGCCACCGCTTGAAGCCTCAAAATATGTTTCAAAATTAAAGTTACCCGCAGGGATATTTAATAAAGCAGGGTCATTAGCATCAGTTAAGAATGATGCTATATATCCGTTTGAACTTGTTGTAAAATCTGTACCTGCACCGATAATAGGTGTCTTATTCATTTCGTAATAAGTAACACCGCCTATTGTACCTTGATTGATAGAGCCGTTTAAATAGTAAGAAACAGAAGCACCGCCACCGCCACCATTCGTAGGTAAGGTAGCTAATTGCCCATCGCCTCTCACATATTGTGTGGCATTACCTGCACCCGTTACCGCAATCGTTCCATTAGCAGTTAAAGGACTATTAGCAACATTAAAAGCACTTGGCATAGATAAGCCAACACTTGATAACAAAGTAGGGAATGTAGTTCTATTACCTGCTCCGTTAATATATTCGGCACTCGTACCTGCAAAGCCTATGTTAATAGTTCCGCTTGTAGTTACAGGACTTCCCGTAATTGCTAAAGCATCTCCGCTTCTTGATACCGCTACACTTGTAACTGTACCTACTGCTCCGCTTGAACGCTGCCAAATAGTACCGCTATAAATCACATAATCTCCCACCGCAAAAGTAATTGCACCTGCCCCAAAGTTTACTGTTCCTGCTACGTTACAAATATAAACATCTCCCGTGTCGCCCGTTCCGTTTGCAAGTGTAGGGGTGTTAGTAGATGCGTTCCAAGTTCCCTTGTATTCCATTAATGAACTCGGTAATTGGCTAATAGGAACTTTACCTAAACTATCCAAAGAAGCATAACCATTAGCGTTGCCCTTTTCACTTCTTAGCTGATAAGTATCTAAAAGTGCTTGTGAAGGAAACATCTCTACATAAGCACTGCCACTCCATAAATAAAGTTTATTTGTGTTTTTAGCACAATAGATAATATCAATGTTACCAACCGCAGGAAAACCCGCAAGGTTTGTGTAAAAAGAAACAGAACCACCAAACAAAGAAGATATTTGCTCAAGTGTTATTTTCTTACTTACTCCTGTTGTCGGGTCGCCAATGATTGT